TGCGGCAGATAGCGCCTGTGCGACTCGTGCAGGTGCTGCAGGACCCGGTCGACCTCGTCGCGAGTTCTGCCATTGAAGGCGCGCACCACGCCGGCGCGCGCACGTGAGGACACCAATTCCAGGCGATCGATGTGGACAACGCCACCATCACGCAGCACGCGGAGGTAGTGGGTGCGGTGAATTGCGTCGTACTCGCTGATCTCGAAGCGCAGCCCAGCGTATTCGGTCCACAGCAGCTCACCTGTACGCTCCACTTTCGGACGTGGTTCGGGTGAGTTAGTCATCACACTGCTCCCATGCCGCCCAAGGGCGGCGCTCCTCCACGAACTGCACCAGACGCTCGCGTCCCGTGGCGACCACCCCGGTATGCGGTCGCCAGGACTCGGCTCGAGCGATCAGGACCTCGGCTTGCTGCGGAGTGCCGCCGGCGGCGCGAAAGTCGGCGGCATCACCTTTGGACGGAGCCTCCGGCCATCTGACCACCTCCAATGACAGACCCGCCCCGCTAAGCATTTCGCCCAACCGGTCGAGCATGCGTTCACCTGCCTCATCCGCATCAGGCCACATCAGCAGTCGCGCCTCGCGGAAGGGCTCCAACATCTCCAGATCCGGCACTTTCGGCGCGCCGAGCGGAATCCCGACCGCCGGCAATTCCAGCCCTAACAGCGCATCCGCGGCTTTCTCGCCCTCAACGATGATCGCCCGTGTGCGCTCCGTGAGTGCCCGCTGCAGCCACGCGTAGCCGCCGTACAGTGGTAGTCGCGTCTCCGGTAGGCCTTTCAGGCCGGGTGTCCCGTTCCGTCGCCACACGTAGGTCTTATGGCCGTCTGGCTTCAGGTAGCGCACGTGCTCGGCGACGGTCTTGCCGGTGCGATAGTCCTGCATCATCCAGCGGCCGTGTTCGACCCACCTTTCGTGGGAGTTATTCGCGTGGCTGCGGAATCGAGCGATGGGAGGCGCATCCGGCAAAACGCCATGCGTGGTCGAACACGGACATGCATCATCCAGAAAGTGCAGATAGCCCTCGGCAAGTTCGAGCGGGCTCGGTGTCTGCATGCACACCGTCGCCTTGTTGTCGTCGAGGACATAGCCCCAGCACCGGACACCATTGCCCCGTGGTTGCGTGCCAAATCCACCGCAAATGGGACATGGATGAGCGCGCGTGTGGCGCTGCTCCAGCCGGACTGTAGTCATCGGCGTGCCCTCCGCCAGGCCTGCTCGGCGTAGTGCCGCGACGCGTAGTCCTTGGCCTCGCCGCGAGTCATCGGCAGCGGCCAGCGCATGCGCATGAACTGGCTCGCCTGCTGATCGGACGGTGGTTTGGAGCGCCAGTACAGATTGCGCATGAGCAGCGCGGGCGCGCTGTGCTGGCGGGCATACGATTCGCCTAGACCGAGCGCCCAGTCCGCGGCTACCCCCGCGTGCAGGGACTGCAACGTCGTCCCCCAGGCGGTGGTCGGGTGGAAGAGGACCGACCACAAGCCGTCTTCGGACGGCTCGACATAGACATACCCCTGGCGATCGTCGAGCTCGAGCGCATACACCTGCGTTCCGCGCAGTTGGAGCCACGCCAGTGGGCGGCTCGCCAACAGGTCGACCGTTTCGGCCACCAGCTCGCCGTCGACGTCCACCGCGCCGCGACGCCTGCGGTTCGCCGTAGCAGCCACCTCGGCCTCGAGCACGCCGACGGTTGCGACGTCATTCGGATCGAGGCCAAACAATGAGGCAGCGGTGACCAGTTCGTGGCGGGTGCTGTTGGCCACCAAGTCGAGCACCAGACAGTCGGTCTTGCCCGGATAGGGACGCAGGCCGCGACCGATCATCTGCTGGTACAACGCCCGTGACTCGGTGGGCCGCGCGTTGACGATGCACGCCACACGCGGCTCGTCAAAGCCTTCGGTCAGCACCATGCAATTGGCTAGGACCTGCGTCTGGCCCGTGGCCAGGCGCCGCAGCATGGCGCGCCGGGCCTCGATCGGCGTGGTGCCGTCCAGCGCCTCGGCGCTGATGCCCGCCTCGCTCAATGCGGTCGCGGTCTCGTGCGCCAGGGCAACCGACGGTGTGAAGACCACCCCGCTGCGGTCGCGCGCGTGCTCAAGATAGGCGTTCGCCACGTGACGCGGCGCATTCGCCCGCGACAGGACCTCGGCCAGCTCACCCTCGGCCAGGTCACCGTTGCGCCTAGTCACATGGCTGAGATCCACGCTGAGCCGGATCCGCAGCGCGCGAACATCCGTCAGGTAGCCGTCATGCATCAGCTCGAGCAGCCCGACCTGGTGGACGATCTCGTCGAAGACGTACTGCAAGCCGAGCTTGTCGAGGCGATCGGGTGTCGCGGTCACGCCCAACAGCAACGGCGCCGTGTCCGCGGTCAGGTGATCGATGATGCGCTGGTACGTCTCGGCAACGGCGTGGTGAGCCTCGTCCACGACAACCGTGTCGAATGTGGCGAAGAGCTGCCGCAGACGCGCTTCGCGACTCACCGTTTGCACGCTGGCCACGACGACGTCGGCGTCCAGCTCGTTGCGTTCCGCTTTGACCACGCCGACGCGCAGGTCGGGCGCGATCAGGTGGAACTTGTCGATGGTCTGCTGCACCAGCTCATCGCGATGCACCAACACCAACGCGCGGCCGCCACGACGGGCGATGGCCACGGCGAACACGATGGTCTTGCCAGCGCCAGTCGGCCACACGAGGCACTGGCGCGTGACGCCGCGCTCGAGCGCGGCTTCGATGGCGGCCAGCCCTGCGTGCTGGTACGGGCGCAGGATCAAGCTGCCGTTGGTCGGCCGCACGTCCAGCGTGTGGATCGCGGTCCGTGGATGGTCACTGGGTTGTGTGGGTCCGCCATCGTTCTGCATAGAGCTGCTCCGTCGGACCAGTCCTGGGCTGTCGCAGGGCACAGCAGTGCCTGGGACGGTCCTCATCTCTTTTCAGCGGATACGGTTGGATCTAGCGGGAAATCAGGTCACCGGCTCGAGGGAGTCTCGGCCCGCCGTTGACGCAAGCCCGGCGGGCCCGTCGTCCACATCAGCGCACCCTCACCAGCGCCGGGCCGCCGCGCACGTCGTCGTTGTCTACAGTGCGCGCTGAACGTTGCTGAGCGCGCTCGGCCGCGCGGATCGCGCGGTCAAGCAGAAACGCAAGCTGGTCGCGTGTTCGACGGTGCTGCAAGCCGGCCAGCCGCGCAGCACTGTCGAGCCGTTCCTGGTCGATGTAGACGCTGACGAGCGGCATTGCTTGCCAAGTATCTGGAGGCACACGTGCGCGCACCAGTCGCATCCATGTGCCATTCGAGGCCATCCATGTGCCATTCGAGGCCATGCATAAGCCGTGGGCTGCCCGGCGAGTTCAGGCGGCTTGCTGTGCCGCCCGTGGCTGCGGGATGTTCGCGAAGAACTCAGCGTTGAGATGCGCCTTGTCGACAAGGCGCCGAAAGGTACGTCGCGGGATGCCGGTCTTGTCCTCGACCCAGGCCTGGCTGATCGGTCGATCTTTCAGTTCGGACGAGTGCGTCTTGATCGCGTCACGCATCCTGCACAGGAATTCATGATTGCTCGCGCAGGTGCGGTTGCTCGGCCACACCTCAAGCGGACAATCGAGTACTTCGTCCCAGAACGTCTGCCAGGTGGTCGCCGGCTCGTGTTCCGACTGGACCTGAGCGCGCTCGCTTCGCGACAGCCAGTGGGCGTGGAGCTGGTCCAGGAGCTCGGGGCGATACCCCTCGATCTCCACGATGGCCGACTCACGGTCCAGTTGCGGGTCGCGCTTGAGACGTTCGGCGACGAGCGCATCGACCCTCTGCGCCCTCAGCTCGTGAGAGCGCGCTGCGACCTGCTCGTGCCAATAGGCAACGATCCACGTCTGCCGGTCGAGCAGCTCGAGCATCGGCGTTGGATCGAATCCGAGGGCACGTTGCTGCTGCTCGAACTCGCTGCGGAACCGCCCACGCGACTCCAGATCGGCACGCAGGGCCGTACCCAGACGCTGCAATCCGCTCAGGTTGTCCGGAAGCGCCGGCGACTCGGACCAATCATGCTCGCGGATGTGCTGGGCCAGCGCCCCCAGCGCCCCGTCAAGCTTGCCGATGGTGCGATCGACCTCGGCGCCAAGAGCATCTTTCGCGTTACGTGGCTGATCAGCCTGATTCGATGGTGTAGGTTGTTCTCGCACGGGAGTCGGTAGCCTCCTGGCACTTGACGGCGGGCGGTCCCTCTCAGACCAGCCCGTCGTCTCTTTCTGTGTATGTCGGACGGGATGCTACCGCCGCGGTTCTGGTGCGGCAGGCAGCGCTTCAGCGCAGCGTCGTCGTCCAGTTGCCGCCGCAGCTACAGCGACGCTCGAGCATCGACTGGCGCTCGCGGCCGCACAACAGGCACGCCGCGACAATCCGCTCCAGGTCTGGACGAGTGGGCACGCATCGAGCCGATTGCGTCGTCCCCACGCCCCAGCCCACCAGCACGCGCGCGATCTTGATCGCCAGTGCATGTTCCGCCGCCGTGCTCAGACCACGCACGCGCCGTACGTTGGTCAGCGCCGCACGCAGCCTCAGCTCGGACGGACTGGCGCCGATCCGCGATGACCGCCCCGTGCGCAGCGACGCCCGGCCGCGGCGATAGAACTCTGAGCTGGTGATCTCCTGGCCGGCCGCGGCCAGCTCGTCCATGCGGCGCGCCACCTCGGCGATCGGCAACGACGCCAACGCTTGCCACAGCGACGACTCCTGACCCGAGATCCCGTGCTGCTTCAACACGCCGCGCGGCAGCTGCGGTCGGAGCGGAGCTCCTCCACGCGCCCGCTTCGCGCGCCCCGGCCGCTGCTCGGTGGCGAGCTCGATCAACATCCTGCCGGCCTTGTGCTGGATCCTGACCCGCGCCGCGGCGAGCTCGTTCTGCTCGGCGAGTCCCAGGCGTGCCGCGCGCGCGAGCGCACCGAGCGCGCCAGCCTGCTGGTCGAGACGGATGATGTCGGAGAGGTCTCTGGAGCGCTCGAGCGCCTCGAGCAGCCCCGCGCTGCGCTCCGTCAGCGCCAGGGCCGCGTCAGCTCTCGCAGGTGACCTGACGGCCAGCGCCCCGGTCGGAACATCGGCGATGACCACGCCCCAGCCTCAGCCCCGCCCGCTACGCATCGCCACGTCGAGCAGCGAGAGCGGCGCTGGTCCCAACAGCCCGTGGTCACGGTCGAGGTCTTGCTCCTGGTGCGCGGTCTGGCGCAGGCCGCACCAGCAGCAACAGCGCGCACCACCCACGATGTGTGCCGCTCCGAGACCCGTTGCGATCTGGACGTGCCAGCAGTGCTCGCCGTGCAGCACGCACGCCGTCTCGGGCTCCGTCCAGCACACCTCGACCACGGCTTCGATCATCAGCCAAACACCAGGCTTCTCGGTTCAGACGGTGCACTCGGCTGGGCCTCTGCGCACAGGCCATAGCGCAGCGCGTCGACTTCGTCGTCCGGCGTGCGCGCGTGCCCGACCTTGTCGGCGACGTCCTCCGGATCGAGCGAGTCCATGACCATCGCCGGCACGTTGCGCACCAGGTTCGGACAGCGGGCACCCATGATGCGCAGCCGCGGCAGGTCGGTCGCGTCGACGCCACGTTGTTCGGCAACCAGCGCGCCATGCGCCAGCGCGCGCCTGACGATAGCCCAGCCCTGCTTGCGATTGTTCATGCCGGGCGCGATGCGCTGCACACCGGACTGTGCGTACACCGTCGCAATGCTGGGCCGATTCTGCTCGCCGCGCTGGTTGAACATGCTCGGGTCGAGCACGACCTGGGCGATGCGCTCGCCGGCCGAACGCTCGATGATGAGCGCGGCCTGCTGCTCGTCACGGAGGCCCGCCGCGCTCACCTCGCGGTACACGTAGATCCGCCCACCAGGCCGCTCGCGCGCGAACCACAGCGCCACGAACGGGTGCGCGAAGCCGTAGTCCACGCTGATCCAGCGCGTCCAGTCGGCTGGCGGATCGAAGGCCTCGACGACGTGCAGGCGCGGATCGAACTCGGTGAAGTACATGCCCTCAGCGGCGACACGCAGCCCCAGCAGCAGGCGGTCACGCATGTACCCGGTGAGCGCCTCGAGCGGCGCCAGGCGCTCCGCGCTCAAGCTGGGATTGTCCGCGTGCGTGGCATGCAGGAACACCGTCTTGCCAGCCGCCTCGCGCTCGTACAACCACCAGTTCGGCTCACGCGGGTTCAGGTCGGCGATCACCTGCTGGTACGGCATGGTTCCACCGCGGCCGGTCGCGCGCGTCGTCAGCAGCTCCCACTCGCCTTGCTCGAGCTCGGAGCACTCTTGAACGTAGACCAGGTCCAGCTCGGCCGACTTCAGCCGCTCGGGATCGTCCAGGCCAAACAGGTGGATCTTGCTCCCGTTGGGGTACCGGTACTCCTCACCCTGCCACAGCCGGACCGCTCCCTCCGGTGCCACTTGCTTCTCAAAGGTCACCATCGCCGTGCTGGTCAGACTCTTCCTCGTCTTTCTGACCATTGCCGCGCGCGCACCCGGGTACTTCGTCAGGCACGCGTGCAGCTTCTCCAGACACGCCCTGGACTTGCCCGTGTCGGCGGGTCCCTCGATGACCAGCTCGTGGTCACGCCGACGGAAGAGCTCCAGACACGCGCCATACGGCCGGTACGGCCGTGTCTGCGGGTCCGCGGCGCCAGTCGCGGCTTCGACGACCAGCTGCACCGTCACACCGCGTCCCAGGCCGCGTTGTCCATCGTCTTGACGATCTGTGTCTGCGTCACCGCGAGCTTCTCGCCGTACACGCCTGGTTTCAGACTTTGCAGCAGTTTGACCAGCACGGCGTCTGACGGCCGGTACTCGACGATTCGCTCGATCAGACGGTCGCCACGCCAGACCTCACGCACCAGCTTGCCGCCCGTTGTCGCGCGTGCGCGCGCCTCGGACTCCAGAGCCTCGATCGCTTCGTTCTCCGCCTCACGGAACTGCAGGGCGAACGTCTCGTCGTGTTCCTGCCACTCATAGATCCGCGCCCTGGCCACCCCGGCCGCTTCCGCCGCGACCTTCACGCTGCCACTGGACGCATACGCCGCCAGAAACCGCGCCTTCGTCGATGGCAGGTTCGCGCGGTGCTGCTGTGCCCGTGGCTGGCGACCCATTCGTGATTTCCGCAGACGTGCCCTGGGCGCAACGTCAGTCACCGGATCAGCGGGAGCAGGCTCAATTGGGGCATGCGGCGGCTCGGGGCGCGACAGATGATTGGTCGCATGACGCTCGAGCGCATCAGGAGTCAAGCCGAACTCGGCCGCCAGTTTCGCCAGCGACGGCCGGGCCGGTGTGCGCAAGCGCCCGTTGAGCTCACTCGCTCGCGTACTCGAGCACGCCAGACACCGCCGCGGCATTCGCGTTCGCAGCATACGCCGCGATTGATCTCCACCGCGATTCCTGGGGGCGTGAAACATCCTGCGAACGCCGGGAACCGGTCTCCGGACGCGCGGACGAAAGGGGGGCATGTGGTACTGCCACCCCCTGGTTGAGAAGGCTCAACCACTCGCACGGATGTTCGACGTGGAAAACCGCGATCAGCCACTACCTCGCCTCGGCATGCCCCAGGACGGCTCGAGGACGCGCGCCACGCAATGGCAGGACGTTGGGCTGGTCTGGGTCGTGGCAGACGCCAGCGCGGCCCTGACGGCCTGCTAGGCGCGTTTCAGACGGCGTCGACGCTTGTTCAGGTGTGAGGGATGGTCGACGTCCTCTGCCCGGGCCTCGACGTACTCGGCCAGCGCGTCGACGGCGCTGTGCAGAAAGGTGAATGCGTCGGCGACCTCGCGACTGACCGTGGGCGCGTCGGAAAGCTGGTCGTTCGCAGACTTGAGCAGCCAGGCGATCTCGCGTATGGAACCAGGTCGACACACTCCGCGGCGTTCGTCGTCGCACACGCACTCCCACCAGTCGCGCGAGCACCGATGTGCAACGGCGTAGGCTGAAGATGACATCGGAGTCCTCCCATGACTCGTTTGTGATGCGGTCGCCGCGGCAAGCAGACGCGGCGACCGCTGCTCAGTGTAGGGTGGCGCGGTGCCGCCGCTGACGGCAGACATCACCGCACACGAGCCGATCGCGGCGCGCGGACGAAACGGGGGCACGTGGTACTCGTACCCCCACCTTCCTTCGCGTGCCGCGCTGGAGACAGCTCCGCCAAGGAAGCCGCCTGCATCGCTGGCGGAACGCGGACATGGCGTGGACGACATTGTTGCCCTCGTGGATGCCGGGCGTACTCGACGGTACTCTGCGTGCGCCTAAAGCAAGTGGGCAATGGGGCGCATTGTGGTCGGGCCGGGGTGCGCCAGCGCATCTGCCGCCGTTCAGGGCGACCGCCTGTGCGCAATCGTGCGGTCTGCGCCTCGCTCGTGCGAAGTTGTTACGCCTGGTTACGGGACTTGTTCGCCGTTCAGCAGGAAACTGAACTGAACTGAGCACCAGGAGAGTCTCGTGTCGTGATCGTTCTGAAAATCCTGGCCTACGCCGTGATGCTCGGCGTCGGCCTGTTCTTCACCATCGCCTATTTCTGGCTGCCCCTCTACGCCATGCTGGACAGCCTGCTGCACGGCGGCCTGCTGAGCACGCTCGTCACGTACTCGCCTGGCTTCGCGCTGATCGCGCTGGCCTTCGTCTGCTGGGGCCTCCAGACTGCCTGGCGAGCAGCCCTCTGGCCGTCGCTGCGCGCGTTCCGGAGCTGGCTCGGTCGTCCCTAGAGAGTCCTGGACCCCTTGAATCCAGCTGCTCGAGGCCGCCTGGTCCGCGGGTCGGCGCCCCCTCAGTAGGCCGAAGACTGCTGCTTGACCCGCTGCGCCAGATTGCTGCCGCCGGCACGGATCTGGCGCAGAACCTCGGTTTGCGCCCGCGTGCGCGCGGCCCTCATGGCGTGGTCGATCATCTTCTGGCGCACCAGGTCGCGTCCGCTGAAACTGGGTGTGGCCATGTACTTGCGCAACTGCTGATCGAAGTACTGGTTGGTGAGCCGCTGGTACTCGGCCTGCTCCTCACGGCGCAGCGGGATCTTCTTGATCTCGCTGGGCACCACGCTCGGCTCGTAGTAGGCCGTCGAGCCGCCCAGCGAGCGTAACTGGCGCCGGACGTCAGGAGCCAGCATCTGCTCGGGCTGCTGGACGTCCTGCCAGGCCTGTCCGCCGGTACCACGCACGAAGCGTCCGATGCCGCTACCGATCAACGGGATCTCGCTCGGAGCGCCAGGCGTCGATGGCTGCCGCCCGGTCGCGCGGTCCGCGATGTTGAGGCCGGTCTGACCCAGGCCGTTGAGCGTGTCCTTGAGCGCGAAGTCGATCTGGGACGGGCGGATGCGCGCCGAGGAGAAGCCCGGGATCTGATTGACCGCGCGCTCCAGGATCGGCGCGAGGCCCTTGCCCAGGTTGGAGGCGTTCTCGTCGGAGTACTGGTTGGCGATGCTGCTACCGCGGAACAGGTCCTGGTTCTGTTCCAGCTGGACAGCCGTTCCGAGGCCCGGTGGCAACAGGCCGCCCACGAACTGAGACGGCGAGCTCCACAGGTTGCCCGGAGACTCCTGCTGTGCCACGTCGCCGAGCAGCTCGCCAGCGCTGCGCGGCGTGCCGCGCCCGGTGATGCGCTTGTACGCCTCGCGACCGGCGATGGCGAACGGAGCGAACTCCTGGAGGTTGAAGTCCAGATGTTGCGGCACACGGTTGCCGTTAGCGTCACGCGGCGCCTCGCCCGGCAGCATCAGCACCGGCCCCTGGCGCTTGATGTACTCGGGCACATTCTCGTAATCCCTGGCACGCTGGGGGTCGGAGTAGTTCCAGGCCTCGATACCCGCGGCGGGCAAGCCGGCCAGCACCGTACCGGCGAAGGCCGTGCCGAGCGGGTGTTGCCTGATCAGGCGCGCCAGTTGGGCGCCTCCCTGGGCGCCGGCGTTGAAGAAGGGCAGGATGCGGTTGACCTCGCGGCTAAAGTTGCCGCCGCGGTCGAAGTCGATCGACGCGTCGCGTGCGCGCATGATCGACTCCAGGGGCGACTCGCCCCGCTGCGCGGCCTGGCGCATCATCGCCACCCGCGGCGCCTGCTCGAAGCGGTCGCCCAGCGCCTTGACCCAGCCGAAAGCCGCCGCGTCGTTGAGCAGGTCGCGCAGGTCGCGAAAGTCACGGATCTGGAAAGAGCTGGACCTGGTCAGCCGGCGCAGGGCCTCCTCGCCGCCCCGCACGCCGGCCGCGTGGAAGCCGCCGCCGCGCATGCCGCCGCCGCCAAGCATCAACTGCTGGACACCTTCGCCGGTCATGCGCCCGCTGCCGAGACCCAGCAGCACGTCGCCGTAAGCACGCAGAAACTCCCGCGCGGCACTCGGCCCCAGGCCGAGGTTCTTGCCCAGACCGATGCGCGTGCCCATGCCTGCCGCCAGGGCCGCGGCGATCTTCTGGCCACGGTTCGGGTCGTCGTTGCTGGTCGTGGCGGCCGTCAGCGCCGCCGGAGCCAGGTTGATGGCCATGCCCGGCAGTCCGCGCACGCCGCCCTGGGCCGTGCTGCGGATGGCGTATGCCGCCGCGTCACGCGCCGAGTTGCCGGCCAGCCACAGCGGGTTGCGCGAGACCGCCGTCTCGCGCGTGAGCATCACCGGGTAGTGCAGCAGCTTGGCCAGGATGCTGTCGCCCGGGCCGACCTGCTCCACGGCGGCGTGAATGTACGGGTTGCTGGTGACGTACTCCTGCTTCTTGCCGTCAATGAAGCCGGTCAGCTTGCGCTCGCCCTGGCCCTGCTTGGGCTTGTAGTCCGGCGGCAGCAGTCGCCCGCCCGAGCCGCCGCTGGCGACGTATTCGTTCATGTCGTCGGCGATGCGGCGCAACGCGCCACCCTCGCCGCCCTGGGCGCCGACCAGGGCGTTGAACACGTCGTTCTTCGCCGCGCGCGAGTAGTGCTCCTGCGCGTAGCGGATCTGGCTGGCGATGTGGTTTTCCTGTTCTGAGTTGCTGCCCTCCAGGGTGTAGTTGCGGAAGCCGTTGCTGCTGACGTTGACGCGGCTGCCGCGCGGAAGACCGGTAGGGCCCTCGTCGGTCATGTAGTCGAGCATGCGCGTCGGAGTCCAGAAGTCGTAGCGGTCCAGCAGCGCATCGGCCTGGTCCTGGGTGATGAGGCCGTGGTCGACACTGTCCTGGAGCAGCTGCTCGCGGAAGCCCTTGACGGACTGCAGGGCGTTCTGCATCTTCTGCCAGACGTCAGGCTGGTCGCGATACTTCGCCTCCAGGTTCGCCAGGTCCTGGGTGATCTGGTCGTAGGTCTTGCCCTCGAACAGACGGCTGCTGAGCTGCGCCCAGCCCTGCGCGCGGGCTGCCTCGGGCAGGTCGCGGGTGGCCGTCTCGACGTCGCGCTGGGCCTTGTTGACCTTCTGATAGGCACGCGCCAGGTCGTCCACCAGCCCCTGCTGGCCGCGCGCTCTGGCGGTCTGCAGCCGCTCCAGGTTCTGCTGCTCGTAGCGCAACCTGACGCGGGCCGCGGCGAGCTCGAGCGTGGGCGGCACGTAGGGCCGCTCTCGCGCGGCCTGCGCGGCCGTGCCGGCGCGCTCGCCGACGGCGGCCTCGCGCGCGACCGTCGTTTCGCCCATCGCCTGGCGCAGCCGGCTGAGACGGTCCTCGGCGTAGCCCACCTGCCGTGCTTGCGCGGCGAGGCCCTGCTCGTACGCCCGCCGCACCGCGTTCGAGGTGCCCGTCGGCGCGATCGGCACGCTCGGCTCGCGCGCGGCCATGCGCTCGTAGCGCGCGTTGGCGCGGCGTGCGTCGCTCTCGGCAAGGATCAGATCGTGCTGCTCGGGACGCCGCACCAGCTCGCCGGCGGGCGAACGCAGCGCCTGCTCGTGGGCGTGCGCCGCGGCCGCGTCGCGCGCCGTCTCCTCGGCATCGTTGACGGCAGCCCTGGCGGCGCGCACGCGTTCGCCGGCCGCGTTCAGCGAGATGGACTGCTGGGTGCGATGCGTGCCGACGTCGATCGCGCGCTGGTCGGCGAGCGCCTGGGCGTGCGCCTGCTGCGCCTGGTCGAGGCCTGAGAGCGCCTCGTCGTAGCGCTGCTGGGTGCGCGGCGCGATGCCCTGCGACAGGACATCCTGCTCAATCTGCTTGGCCAGGCCCTCGGCCGTGGACTTGTTCGTGCGCGCCTTGACCAGATCGTAGAAGTCCGGCAGGGCACTCCTGGGGATGTCACGAATGGCTGGACCGATGGCGTTTTCAATGGCCGTCTCGGCCTGGTGAGTGGGGTCGAGGCGATTCAGCAGGCCGACCCGCTCGGAGTCGGTCAACGGTCGCCCCAGGCGCCTGGCGAACTCCTGCTCAATCTGATTCAGATCCACCTGGCGGTCGCTGTACTGGCGGACCAGCCAGTCGTACGCGCTTTGCGGCGCAGTGCGGCTCAAGCCCTCGGCAGCGCTCTGCTGGCCCTTGCTGGCGATGTCGGCAACAACACTCGCATTGGGGGACTGCGCCGCCCGCGCAGCGTCGAAGGCTTCCTGCACGGCACCGCTGGTTGCCCCGCGAAGCTCCTCCGGACTCACACCCCGCGCCAGGTCGAAAGCCGATGCGGCGCGCTCTACGCCGCGTGCTGCCTCGCGGCCAGTCTGACCGGTCACCGCGCCGGCGAGCTCGCCCAGCGGCCCCAGCACGTCCAGGACGTCCGGGATGTCCATGCGCGGGTCGTTGCCGAAGTGCGGGTCGACGATGCCCAGGCCGCCCGGTCCGAGGCTGGGACGCGGCAGGTTGGCGAGCTGGTTGCCGCGATCCATGGCTTCCTGCAGCGCCTCCCACACCGACATGCCCTTGAGCTTGTCCCAGTCGGGCGGCAGCAGGTCCGGCACGCCCACGACATCGCCCAGCTTCGCCCCGCCCGGCAGCGTCTGGAGCTGCTCGATCATGCGCCGCGCACGCGTGCCGACGTCTTCCGGCGGCTGCAGCGTCAGATCGCCCAGCTCACCCGCCTGCGGGCTGAACTGGTCTTGCTGGCTGAGGTCCTCGTCGCGTCGCCGGTTACCACCGCCGGGTGGGCCGCCGGGCGGCCCGAAGCCGGCCTGACCGAGGGCGTTGCTGATGGCCTGGCCGATGGTGTTGCCGAGCGCCTCGAGCGGGTTGCGACTGGCGGCCGTGTCGAAGAGTGACAGGTACGCCGGACGCTGGCTGACCTCGGGTGATGGCGCGGCCGCGGACTGCACGGCCTGATCCAGCTGCTGCACGCGCGGATCCGGGCTGGCGCCGAACTGCGTCATCGCCTGGCGCGGGAGGGGCGGCGCGGCCGCCGCGGACGCCGGCTTGCTGCTCAGCGCCGCGCTGAGTGTCTGGCGCGTCTGGTCCAACTGGTCGGTAATGGGCGCCGCGGTCGACACGGCCGGCGCCTGCGGGTTGTCGGCCAGCAGCGCGCCCTGGATGGTACCCATGCGCGCTTCCATCTGGGACGGCGTCATCCACTCCGCGCCGCCTTTCAGGTCGAGACCGGACTGGCCGACGTGGAAGGCGCCCGTCTGCGGGTTGTAGCCGTCGGCGTAGAAGTAGTGACCGGGCGTGCTGATGGTCACCGGGTTGCCGGTCTGCGCCTCGTGGGCCATGGCCGGGATGTCCGCGCCGATGAGCCGCGTGGGCACGCCCAACTGCTGCAGCAGCTTCTGCTCGGAATCGATGCCGGCCATGCCCTGGCCTGGCGTCCAACCGACTTTGGCAGCCAGGTCGGTCGCCTCGCGCAGGGTGGGGTTGCGGCCGTAGGCCTGCGCGAAACGCACCGCCGCGGCCGGCCCGCAATTGCCGCACCAAGTGATCTTGCCGTTGCGCTCGACCAGCAGCGTGTGATTCGGCACGGTCGCACAATAGACATCGCCGTCCCAGTCATCGAGGACCGAAACGTTGTTGCGCTTCGGATGTACCGCGTACCACTCCGCGCTACGAAGCGTCACGTCGTACTTCGGCAGCCAGCGAGGATTTCTAGGCTGGCGACAGTGAATGACCGCTCCCATGCCAAGCTTGATGCCTAATTCGGCAACATCTTCGGCAAGCTGCTTGCTGGCGGTGGTGTACACGACATGCTCACCACGTTTCGATCCATCACCCAGCCAGAGGCCCATCAGTAACGAACTCAATACGTCTGACGACGCCTGCAGCAATGCGCGTGGAACGAATCGATCCTGGGACTTTCCGAGCAGTTGCAGCACCTCAAACATGGGGCGATGCGTGAATCGGTAGCGCTTGGCGTCGAGTCGTGAAACAGGACCGCCATGATGGGCGAGCGTCGCGTAAGGCACGCCGACACCATCCAGAATGCGCTCGACCGCAGTGGTTTGGGGACCAACAGTCTGTGTCAGAGCCACACGACGTTGCCGGTGGCCGGACTCCGTGTGCCCCTCTGCAAGCCAGAATCCC